CGGTGGCGGTGGCGGTGCAACAGCGGCGGGAAAACAGGGCGCACAATATCCAACAAACTATGGTCAAGGTGGCGCTGCTATAACTAACACCATTAGGTCAACCTCACCAACTTTTCCATTACAGTCATTTGGTGGTGGTGGTGGTGGTGGTGAAGTCCCTGGTCGTATTCCTGGAAATACACCTGGTGGTGGATATTTTGGTAGTGGCGCAAATGGGAGGGTGGACACATCACCTAACAGTGGTATACCTGGGGTTTGTGTTATTAGATATCCCGACACATATCCTTTAGCGGGGGCAACAACTGGGTCACCTGAGGTTCAAACTATTGGCGGTTACCGTATTTACACCTTTTTAGCATCGGGGTCTATCACGTGGTAACTATTCGTCATTTTGCTGAACTTGATAATAATGTTGTTTTGTCTGTTCTAGTGGTCGCTGAAAGCGACTGTCTTGACGGTAATGGTATTTTTCAAGAACTTATCGGAGAGAATGTTTGTCGCAGACTTACAAATTCATCAAATAGATGGATTGAATGTTCCACAGATGGTTCTTTGCGCAAAACTCCTTGTAGTGCTGGGTTGATTTATTCTCCCGAAAAAGACGGATTCCATCCCCCACCGCCATTCCCATCATGGATATTGAATGATGATTGCAAATGGGTTGCACCAATAACAAAACCAAGTGAAATCGTTGGTTTCTATTGGAATTGGGACGAAGAAGCCGTAAATTGGGTTAGTGTCAAAGAAACCGAAATACCATAATATATAATTAGAGGCATCATTATTTTTCATAGAACTCCAGTTCGTGCATTAACAACAACCCCTTCCTCGGTACTCGTAAGGGATATATTTTCACCTCTTGAGTGTGACAAAATTATTACGAATGTGCAAAAATTGGTCATACCCACAACTGGCACAATAGCCAATTCCGTAGATGATAAAACAAAAAGAAATAGCACGGTTAGATGGATAAAGCCAACTAATGAATTTAAGTGGATTTTTGATAAAATAGATAATGTTTTAAACCAAGTCAATAATGAGTGGTTTAATTTTGATTTGGTTGGATATTCCGAAATTCAATTTACGGAATATAGTGAAAATACTAAACAACATTATACTTGGCATACAGATATGGTTTGGGGGGATGGAGGTTCTACTTATACCCCAGATGCAACCTTACGCAAACTATCTTGTTCTATAGTGTTGTCTCAGCAGGAAGTAAATTTTGAGGGCGGGAACTTTGAATTAGATAATATAAATTCTCCTTTTATTCCAGATATAGATAAGGGCGATGGAGTTTTTTTCCCATCTTTTGTTTGGCATCGGGTTACCCCAGTAACCAAAGGTACTAGATATTCTTTGGTTGTTTGGATAATAGGACCAGCGTTCAGATGAAAAAATTAAACGATTTTGAAATTAAAAAATATCAAGTTGTCAAAAACTTTGTACCACAAAACGTAACAAAGTTGATAACTCAAACTTTAATTTTTGCTGAAGCCGACCATTTATATAAACACAATATGGTCCCAGACGGTGACCCGCAACTTGAAAATACGATGAAATTTGACTGCAGCCCGATAACTGAAGCATTGTTGGTTTCTTTGTTGCCAAAAATGGAGAAGATTGTGAAAGAAAAATTATTTCCAACATATTCTTACGCTAGAGTTTACCGCAATGGTTCAATTTTGAAGGACCATGTTGACCGACCATCATGTGAGATTTCGGTAAGTATCCAACTCGCTGCTGTTGGCGTCAAAAACGAGAACGGTTGGGGTATTACTATGGGGGACGAAATACTATATTTAGCGGATGGTGATGGTGTTGTTTATAATGGTATAAAGGTTAGACATTCCAGAGATGAACTTTTTTGTGAACCTAATGGTTTTCAGACACAAGTTTTCTGCCATTATGTTAAAGCAGACGGCAGGTTTGCTAGATTCGCTTATGATAGGCGAGTCGGTCCAGGAATCTCACGAATAATTTAAAGAATGTGGATAGAACTCGTCTAACACGCTGGCTGATACCGCTACCAGCAATCTTTCTAAGTTTCTTTTCGACAACAGCACAAGCAGAACCGATAGCAGGATTAAACGCAGTCGGCTATAGCGTTTCCGCTATACCACCAACACGCTCAGATGACATCTACCCTGTCTGCCACAGCGAGATCGAAAACAACATCAACCGAAACTTTAACGGTGAACCGTTCGGTAACTGCCCGAACGACAATTTTATGGTTCACTACACAGGCTTCATTACTGTCCCTGCGAACAACACAATCAAGTTTATGGTCGCAGCCGATGACGGTGGCACAGTCAAAATCGGTTTAACAGAGTTCGGCACTTGGAACACTAAAGGTTGCTCGTGGTCAGCGCAAACAACAGAACCTTTCGAAGCAGGTATCTACCCGCTTGACGGCTGGTTTTTTGAGGCAAACGGTTACACCTGCTATATGTTGGCGTGGAACATCAACAACACAGGCTGGGCAATAGTTCCCGATTTGGCTTTCACTACTAGTGTTGTATCCACCACGACAACTACAAGTACTTCCACCACCACATCTAGTACTACCACGACTACAATTCAAGAAACTACCACTACATTTAGTAGCACTACCTCAACTACTACAATTCAGGAGACGACTACTACATGGGCCCCAAGTACAACATCCACGACGTCAACGACGACAAGTACTATTACTGTTCCTCCAACAACTGTTCCTGCAACGACAACAACGACATCTTTACCAGTACCAACGGCAACGACATCGACGACAGTAATAGAAGTTTCCACTTCCACGACCCAGCCTGAAGTAACAGAAAGGGAATCAAAAGTATCTCAAGATACAACTAGTCCCACCACCGAGCCTCTACCCGAGCCAACCACAACCGTACTCGATATAAAAAAACCCGAAGAAACAATATCTACAATCTATCTTCCCGATCTTCCTGCAGATACCAGCTTGCCTGACGAGACAACCATTCCTGAGGTAACTGTTTCTCTTCCTGAAGTTTCTTCTCCTGAAGTCGAGCCTGTTCTTGACGAAACAGATGTCCAAGAAGAAGAAGAAGAGCCAGGGGAATATACACCAGATACAACAGAAGTAGAAGAACCGTATTCATCATCTACTACTTTACCTGACATCCCAGTTGATGAGCCAGTTACTGACAAACAAATAGAAGAGATCCTAAGTGTGTTTGTTGAAGCTGAGCCTGAGCAGATTGTTGCTGCTATCACCCAGCTGCTGGCTGCAGAGATTACCTCAGATCAGGCTAGCAAAATTGCTTCAAGTCCTGAGGTGTTGGCTGCCATTACAGAAGATCAAGCGGAAGAATTGTTTAAGCAGATTGACGTAGAAGAACTAACTAAGGAGCAATTGGAGGAGTTTACGGCAGCCATTCAAGAAGCCCCTACCAAGGTAAAGAAAGCGTTTGAAAAAACCATTGACATTTTTGGTTCTCAGTTTGAGGACTACGTACCTACGGGTTCGAGCATCCCAGTTAAGACACGTAGAACCCTTATAGCTGCTGGGGCGCTTATCGCAGCAATCCCATCTACTAGAATTAGACGTTAATGAAAAAAGTTATCACGTACGTAATGGAGAATACTTGGACATGGGTTGGTACTGGAATGGTGTTGATCACCTTATCGGGCCCTACCCTCAAACAAGCTATGCTTCTTACAGGCGTAGGTATCTTAATACACTTAGTTATATCCCTCACACAGAAAGACACAAAATGAATTCAGCAATTGCAAAGACACTAGACCTTGGGCAACGACTTGTTTCGCTGTTCATTGCTTCAGCCCTACCAATTATTACAGGTGGTGCAATCCTTGGCGTTGACGTAGTCAAGTCAGCGGGTGTTGCAGGACTTACAGCTTTGTTTGGTGTGGTGCAAAAACTTGCAGCAGCCTCGGTTGATGGTGAATTGACATCAGAAGAAATTTCTGCAGCGTTTGGTACGGCAAAGAAAAAGAAGTAATGTCTAAGTGGCCCATCGTTAAGGTTGTACTGCCTGCGGATCTTAAAGGTGTAAAACCTGGAGCCCTTCCAGCTTCCCTTCTCCGAGACGTACAACCTTACGGTAAGCTACATTGGCGTGCAGCTGATGCATATCATGCGATGCGTGCAAAGGCGTTAGCTGATGGCATCAAACCGTTTAAACCCACATCAGCTGGTGACACATATCGATCGTTAGAGATGCAAACCACAGCGTTCTTACAGCGCTATCAAAAGGAACCTATTGCTGGTGCATCAACCCGTACTTGGGATGGTGTTAAGTGGTACAAGAAATCTGAGAAGCTTGCTAGCTTGGCTGCTCCTGGTACCTCGCAGCACAACCTCGGGACTGCCGTGGATATCAGCGAAGCATCTGGTAAACGCTTTGAGTGGATGCTTAAGAACGCACTTGACTTTGGATTTTCATGGGAGGTGGTTCCAGAAGAACCCTGGCACCTGCGCTATACACAGGGGGATAACGTACCAGCAGCCGTACAAGCATGGCTGGACAGCCAGAAAGCCGTATGACATGGACGGTGGTTGGGCACTAATACTTTCTGCTGTTGTAACAACGGTAGGTGGGGTGCTCGTTGCTTTGATTGCGCAGTTCCGTAAAGAGAACAAGAATGATCACGCCATCGTTGCGGGAATGCTTTCACATATATACAAAAGTGTAGGAAGAGTTGAAACCAAGGTTGACAAAGTTGAGAAGAAACTTGACAACCACATCAACGATCACAGCAACAATTAGCTAGACCTGTCTGTGCCCCCCGTCGGGTTGCCTCAGTCCGACTCCCTATTTCAATCACAGCGCTTTGCCACATGACATGGCAATCGACCCAGGTTCCCCTGTTTACGTCCCACCCCTTGCGACAGGGGCACAACCATGCGCCTAGTAAATTGTGTTCACACAGTAGCGTAATGCTTGCCAAGTTGCAACATGTGTACTATAGTTTCATTGCAGCCCAGGGGGGTTTTGGTTCTTCCCTTCCTTTGCCCCCTGGGTTGCACTTAACAAACGGGAGGAAACATGAGCAAATTCAAAGAATCATTGAAAACAAAAATCAAAGTGAATCCACGGGAAGCAATCAAACAATTACTGGATAAAGAATCGTACGCAGATTTTGAAGCAGCTTTGAAAGATCAATCTATTTCATCAGCAGCTATTGGTTCCACACTCAGAGAGTTCGGGGTGCAGGTATCCAACATGACAATCCAACGCTGGAGATAACGTGAGTAAATTCAATGAGGTTATTCAACTTGAAAGTAATCTAATTGAATTGAAGAAGGCGTTGCTTCATAGTCAGAGAGCTGAAGCCAAGGCCAAATTTAAAACAGCCAACCTAATAGATGCCGTGTATGAAGCAGCAGCTAACTCGCTGCTATCTACTCCACGCCCAAAGATTATTCCACCAGTCAAGAATACGAGGAAGGGCAAACCAGAGGTAGCTCTTGTTCATCTTACCGACTGGCAGGCTGGCAAGAAAACTGTTTCGTATGACATCCCCACATTATCTTCTCGCATAGAGGAGATGATTAAGAAGGTACTGTCCCTTACCGAAATCCAGCGAGCACACCACCCAGTAAGAGAATGTGTGGTCATGTTAGGTGGCGACATGGTGGAAGGTGTCAGCATATTCCCAGGGCAACAGTACGAGATAGGTGCACACTTATACGAACAGATGTTCGAGGTAGTCCGCATCATTGAGGGTGCTATCCGTTCTCTTGCTCAGTCATTCGAGAAGATGACAGTTGTTTGTGAGTTCGGTAATCACGGCAGGCTAGGTAAGAAAGGCGACATGCCAGCAGGCGACAACATTGATCGTATGGCTTACCAGATTGCTGCGAACAACTGCAAAGATATCAAGCATGTCAAGTGGCAGATGTCAGATGACTGGTATCAAATATTCCACATCGGAAAATACAAAGTGTTGTTGGTGCACGGTGATGAGATTGGTTCATTCGGAAACATCTTGCGCAAAGTATCTGCTTGGTCTACTGGTGTAGTAGAACCATTCAACGACTGCTACATGGGGCACTTCCATACCCCAACTGCATTGACCATGGCTAATGGTGGGCGTATCTTTGTGACGGGTTCACCCGAATCACACAACGAATATGCACGTACCTTTATTGCTGCCGTGGGCAAACCATCGCAGCGCATCCACTTTGTTGATCCAGATAAAGGGCGGGTAACCGCAGAGTACGTGTGCTGGTTATGAGACTTCGCTGCAACAAGTGTGACGCCATTCTTGAATATGATGAAACAAAAATGGCATCTTGTCTCTGTGACCCTGATGCCCCGACTTGGATAGCAATCTCCCGTGAGGGCCGAATCATGTCCATGTCGCACGCCAGTTACGAATACCTACCAAAGGCACAGTCATGACACACACACGCGCGCGCCTGTGCGCGTGCATAAATAAAGGTGTGCCCCCGCGCAACCCGATCTGCGGGGAGAAACCAGACGATGACGAAGAATGAGCTCACCTATATATACGTGACGTGGATGGACGCACACTCGGGCGGAGAAACGTGGACCAACATACGTGACCTTGACCAAGACCCCGTGCTCGTGCGCACGGCAGGATTCCTACTACCTCAGTCAGACGGTGGCAAGGAAGGGCACATCACCATATTCCAAAGCATCACCCCAAACGATGACGTTGATCATGTCCTACATATACCCACGGCAATGGTCAAGGAATTCAAGTGTCTCCAAATAAATCTCGAATCAAAGGTTGTGTCCATTCCCCTGACGTGATACATTTGTATTACACGAAAGGAAGAACATGAGATACACAATCAGCAAGCCACAGCATGGCAGCAAAGAATGGTTGGAGGTACGGTGGCGTGACCACAACGGACTCTCCCGTATCGCAGCATCAAGCGCAGCAGCCGTGCACGGCGAACATGAGTATATGACAGCAGGAGATCTTGCAGTTGAGTTGTTGGCTGACGAAGCACCACAACCAAAACAAGCCAACGCTGCAATGGAACGAGGCAACAGACTTGAGCCAGTCCTAATCCAATGGACAGCAGACCTAGAAGAAATTGTTTTAAATACCCCCGACATCTTGTATTGCTTTGAGAATGGTGATGCTCGCATGATCGCAACACTTGATGCAATCAGCGCAGACGGTATGCCGTTTGAAATCAAGACAACCAAGAAGCGTTGGGATGGTGTATTGCCACGCCAATGGTACTGGCAAGGAGTACAGCAATCTATCTGTGTGGGCACGAATCAGATTGAGTGGCGCATCTTTGACAGCGACCTTGAGTTGCATCAGTACACGCAGATCATTACTTCAGATGAACAGCAGGTACACATCAGCGCAGTAGATGAGTTCTTGAATCTGATTGAACAAGGACTTGTGCCTGAGGTAGCCAAGCTTTCTTACGACAATG